AAAGCAGGAGTAATAAATATGACTCAAGAAAAATGGAATTTTTTACTTGATGATATGAGAGCAACAATATTAGACCAATTAGAAAACTGTAAATAGTATGCATTGTATAAATAAAACACATCCTGAATATTTAAATTTATTACAAAAAAGTAATGATCATCCTCATGTTTTAGATGCTAAAATAAGTATATGGATGGATAACAATGGAGGAGAAACATTTCCTACTATTGATGAAATAGAAATATTGCCTAGCAGTAAAGATGTTTTTTTTAACAGAAATCCAATAAAAGAATTAGGACTTAAATACCTTGCAAATCCAAAAGGTTTTATGCCTTCTAATATAAATCTAGCAGATTTACAAAGAGATGCTAGAAAATTAGATCTTAAAGTATTAAGAGCTTCTAACGGATCTTGGTATTTAAGAAACAGTAGAAATCAGTTTGTCAATCCTCGTCTATTCCTTCAAATGAATTCCCAATCTTCTATACTCCCATATAAAGATTTGAAGGATAAGCTCTTCTCATGGGCTAAGACTCACGGAATATCCGTAATTACTATGGAGGAAATGATGAACAGAGTAACAGAAACGGGCCCTCTAGAAGGGTCTGTTGCTGTTGCTGATTTATTAAATAAAATAATAGCTATAGATCCAGAAAAAGAAATGAGCGATACTCTTGCAGAAGAGGTAGCTCACTTTGCTACAAATATTTTAAAAGACGATGTATCTGTTAAAAAAGCTATGGAAATTGTAGAAAATACAGATTTATATAAAGAAGTTAAATTAGCTTACGCAGATGTATATACTACAGAAGAACAGTTTAAAAAAGAAACAGTAGATAAATTACTTACTGAAGTTATATTAGAACAATACGAAGAAACTCCTGGAAATGATACTATAATGTCTTATATAAAAGGGATCTTTAGTAAGTTTAAAAAATGGTTAAGTAAATTTCAAAAGTCTAATGCTGCAGAAGAAATTAAAAGAGACCTGTACCCATTAGCACAATCTATTCTTAATAATGAACTTTTAGGTAGTGTAAATACAACAGACAGTACTGTATACTATCAAAAAGAACAAATTCCTTTTACTCCAGAAAAAGAAGAAAAAATTACAGAAAATATTACCGATAGTGTTATAAAAACTAAAGCAAAATTTGCTATAAAAACTGCTAATTTATTAAATGAACGTTTAAATAAACTTAGAAGTAGTGCTGCTAAAGAAAGTGTTAGAGCTTCTATTCAAGATCAAATAGACGATTTAAAATTAAAAATCGGAAGACAAGAATTTACAGCTAGTTTACTAAGTATAGTAGAGTATGCTAAAGAAGAGTTAGTTTCTGCAAAAGAAATATTAGCTACTCATAATAAAAATAATACTACAAATGCGGACCATCATAATAGAATAAGCATATTTATAGATATGTATAGTGATTTATTTGACGGTTTTATAGCTGATATGTACGAAACAGGATTTTCTGAAAAAGAAAGAGAAGAAAATACTGATATTTTACAATCTGTACAAAAAGAACTTAATCTTTTAGGTACACAAAACGAAACTCTTATTAAAAAAGAAACAGTAAAATATTTAGACACAGGTAATACAGGTCCTGATGGAAGTAAAATAGACCCTGATTTTAATGGTAGAGAAGTAGTAGAAAAAACTTATGAAGATTCTACTTGGTGGAGATTTCTTGTAGGTAATTATAAGTATGCAAAATCAGGAATTGTAAGAGCTGTTCACAAAATTATTTTTGATTATATAGCAAAAACTAAAAGATTTGCAATAGAAAAAGGGAATGCTCTATTAGATGCTGCATTACAAATGGAAAAATCAGGAGTAACTATTGACGATTTAATAGAAAAAGCAGACGGTAAGTTTACTCAATTTTTAATAAGAAAAGAAAATTGGGGAGAATATTATATAGCTCTTGATAAAAGAAAACAAGAAATAGCAGAAGCATTAGGATTTGAAACTTTTTCTGAAATAGATATTAATCTTTTATCTGAAGAAGATCTTAAAGTTTATAAAGAAAGTATGAGCGCTTTCTATGCAAAAAACTCTATTACTATTACTGATGAATATGGAAGATTTGCAGGTAGAAAACCTAAAAAATTAAATCCTAAATTTGCAGAATTAATGCAAAACCAAGATGCTAAAAACTATTATGATTTATTAATAGCAACAAAAGCAGAAGCTTTAGCAAAATTACCACAACAATATAGAACAGATGCTGCTCTATATTCTACTCCTGGTATTAGATCTCAGTTTTTAGAGAAATTTTCTAAAAATGATCAGTCTATTATACAAAATGTAAAAGAGATGGCTAAAGAGTCTTTCTTTATTGATGAAGATGATACTGAATTTGGAGAAGTTACTGCTCTAAATAATAAAATAGTTCCTATTTATTTTACACAAAGATTTGAAAATCCTGCAAATGTATCTCGTGATCTTACAAGAAGCTATACTTTGTTTGCAGAAATGGCAGAAAACTTTACAAATATGTCAAAAGCAGCTCCTAATTTAGAGTTGCTAATGAATCAAATGGCTAAAAAAGAATATGTTTTAAAAGGAAAACTAGTTAAAGGAGCTGCTACTCAAGATTATAAAATACTAGACACTTTAATAGATGCTAATGTTTATAGTATAGAAAAGAAAGATGCTTCTGCTAAAATACCTGAAAATGCTTTAACTAAAAAACTACATTTAGCAAATAAAACATTTTCTTTTACAAAAGCGGCTGAAAAAATAGCTAGTTATATTTCTTTAAATAACTTAGCTTTAAATCCTTATACTTCTACTGCAGGTTATATGAAAGGTTCTGTAGATAGTATTTTAGAAGACCAAATAGGTCTTTACACTACAGTAGAATCTAAAAATTGGGCAAGAACAGAATACGGTAAAAATATATTGCAAGTTTTATCTCAAGTAACTAAGAAAAAACAAACAAATAAAATGCATTTAATGTTACAACGTAATAATGTTGTACAATTAGATAAAATGCTTAGAAATACTAATAGAAATAAACTGTTGTCTGATGTTACTAGTAGAGATTTGTTGTTTTTAAATTATAGAACAGCCGATTATGCTATTAAAGGAAGAGTTGCTTTAGCTATTTATGACAATATTCGTTTAGTAGACGGAAATTTTATAAATAGAAAAAACTTTTTAGAAAAAAGAAAAGAAGAAGGTGTAGATACAAAAGTTGCTAAAGAAGAATGGAAAACTTATAGAGAAAAAAGTCTATATAATGCCTATGAAGTAGTAGGTAATTCTTTACAAATTAAACCAGAGTTTAAACAATATGTAACAGAAGGTGTAGAAAATGCTGCAGTAGGACAAGTTACTCATGTAGCTAATACAGTAGATGGTACAATGTCTGATACAGACAAAGGAGCACTTGCTAGACAAGTATACGGAAGTTTTGTATTAATGCACCGTGGATGGTTTGTTAATATGATAGACAGTCGTTTTATGGGTTGGAAAGGTAGAAAAGAAAAAGTAAATTTTGTTACAGGAGAATCAGAAATAGGTATTTATCCTGCTATGATGAAATTTATTTATGAAGATTTGTTTAAATCTAAAAATTATTTAAATATTAAAACTGCTTATAAAGAAGCAGACCCTGTTATACAAAGAGGAGTTAAAAAAACTGTTTTAGATTTAATGTATTTACAAATTATAGCACTTCTTGCTGCAATAGCTAATGTTGCTGCAGACGATGATGAAGAAGATAATGCTATGATACAGATTCTTGCTTATCAAATGAACAGAGTACTCTTAGAACAGTCTGCCAGTCAGCCTCTTTTAAATCCTAGTGAGATATTACAAATTATTGACGAGCCTGTAGTAGGTGTACGTACTATTAAGGATTTATTAGATATATCAGAAGCTTTTAACACAGATGTTTACAAATCAGGTATGTATGAAGGAAAGACACATGCTAAAAAATTCTTTATGAAAAAAATGCCTGGTTTTAAAAATATTTATGAAAGTCAATTCCCTGCATCAAAAAACAATTTCTTAAAAAATCAAGTTATTAGTTCAGGTACTTATAGTCTTTTAAAGAAAGACAAAGACGATGATGAATTTAGTATAATAGATAGACTACTTTTAATTTTTAAAGATCAAGAACCTAAAAGTGAATCAGAAGTTATACAAATTATTGAGGCTTTAGAAGGAGATGAAATTTAGAAACGCCAAATTTTTTCGGAGAGCACGTTAAGTACCCTCCGAAAAATTACCATTTTATTGTTTCTTTTGTTAACTCTGTTAAAAGTTTATTTGTTTCTTTAAAATTAGGACAATGCCAATCATTGTTAGACTCATTAGGATGGTCAAACATTAGTACATGATTACTTTTTTCTAAGTAAGGAGCTAACTTTTGGTTCTCCTTACCCCATAAAATAAAAATAGTACCTGGTTTGTAAGTGTTTATAGCATTAAGTACTGCTGAAATAAACTTACCCCAAGGTTTAGTATGTTCTCCCCTATCCTGTTCTCTTATAGTCAACTGTCTGTTTAATAGCAGTACACCTTGACTAGCCCAATCTTCTAATGTAAAATCAAAATTTAAATTTAGACCGTTATAGAATTCTCTTTCTACACAATCCATAATTTTACACAAATCAGGAGAACTAAAAGTACTAGTAAAATTATCCCCAAAAGCTAGACCGTTTGCTCCACAAAAATTGCTGTGAGGCTTATAGTCTAAGATAACAACTCGAACAGATTCCCAAGGGCAAAGTTTAAATGCTTTGAATATATCGGCCTTGGCAGGGTTAATAGAATTCATTGCATACTCAGTCTCTACAAACCCCATAAGCTTTTCAGCATACGAGGATTTTAAAGTTTCTTTTAAATTTAGAGCCCACTTTTCTCCAAGGGACTCTGTCCAAAATTGTTTTCCAAATCTCATAGTTTTATTTATTATCAAATTCTTCTTCAGGTTTTAAAGCTTTAGTCTTTCCTAATTTTTTAAGTTTCTTACTAGAAAGTCCTTCGTTTTCATATACTATTATAGACCATACTTCTTGGTCTCCTAAATAAACAGTAGAATCTAAACGAGGATTTTCGTGATAATTAGACAATGCTTTTTCCCAACTCTTTTTTAACTCAGCGTTTTTATTTAAAATACGAGGTATTAAACTAGGTTCTAATTTAAAATAATTGTTTTTTAATATAATCTTTTTTGCCTCTGCAGGCAGTTTAGAATACTTACCATCTAAAATAAGATTGTAGTATTCCATATTTTCTTCTAAGATTTTAAATATCATAACAATATATCCTTCTTTTTCGTACTCATCAACATACGCAGGCATACTTATAATAGTAGAATAGAATTCCTCAAAATTAGAATCTCTATACGGTTTAATTACTACAAAAATATAGGGTCCATAATTAAATTCAAATTCTAGATCTTCATCCCACATATAAGCATTAAGAAATCTAGTAGTCATAATAGGTCTACGAAAACTACTTTTAACATCACAAGTAAATAATTGTTTAGGCACTTCTACTAAAGGAAATAGAAATGTAGATGTTTGAGAGTATTTTACGTAGCTCATATTTTAATTTTTATATGTTTTTTCTGATAGTATTCCATAGGATATTCCCATTTGTTCAAATCAGTGTGAAATATATACCTAAAAACTGCTTGAGTAAATCCTTCATAAGTTTTTCCAGAAGACAAAGTTCCGCCTTCCCATCCTATCGTTATAACAGAATCAGGCACTTCAAATATCATTGGAGGATTATACATTTCTTTCTCTACAACAATGTATTTAAAAGGTAAAATTTTGTATCCTTTCTCTAGAAGTTTTATAACTTCAGGGTCTTTAGAAATACCGTAAAAATATACAGCACTTTGAAAATCGTATCTAAATTTCCAGAAGTCATAATTAAAACTATAGACAGAACTTCCTGTAGTTTTATAGTCTATAGGCTGAATAGTTTTAGCGCTATGATCAATAAAAACTTTGTCAAGTTCTCCTTTAAAATTCAATCCTTCGTATTCAAAACTAATTACTTTGTGTTTCCAGAGCTCTGTATTTCTATCTGCAACAATATACTTTTTAGTATAATCATCTGTTTTCAGAGCGCCTACACAGTGTGAAGCTTTATAGTAATCTTCTTCAGATATAATCTTTTTACCTTCTGCTGCGTACAAACTTTTAAAGTAGTTTAAACAATTTTTTTTAACTTTTTCTATTCTAGTAGTATTCTTCCATCTATTCTGGTACTCGTATTGATCACAAGCTATAAGAATAACGCTGTCCATACTACTCCAAATTAAATCTAAAGAAATTTCTTTAGCTGTTTCAGATGTTTTTAAATAGTCATACACATAACGAGTAATACTTTTAAGAATATCTGAAGTACTATCGTCTTTTAAAACATAGTACTTGTCTTCTATATCTATATCACTTAATAACATGTCATCTACTAACGAACCAAATACAAAATGCGCTTCATCAGAATTTCCTTGTTTGTCCCTTTGCTTTATAAAAGCATTAGGACTTACAAGGATTTTCTTTAAAAGGCTTTGGTTTAATCCGTCTAGTTTTCTATAAGATTTTTCCATTACTTTTTAATTGTTTTTATTTTATAAACTAACCTTCTCTCTTCTAGAGTCGGCACTTCTATGTATTCATAAGAAGTTTTTCTTAAAAACTCCACTGTGTCTTCAGGCAATATGCCTTTCTTTTGTAACATATCATCAAGACTTTTAAGCCACACCATAGCTAGATTACCTATATCCCATCTTGGAGAATATCCATAAGGAGCGGGTTTCCAACTAATACGTGCTTTACCTGTTTTACGATCTTTTAATCTTTTAACGTCTCCATAATTAATAGGAGCATAAACAATTAATTGTGTTTCTACAGGTAAGGCTATCTTATAGTCTTCAGGAATATGTTTTTCTATGTACTTGTGCATTGCTGCAACAAACGCATTACGAACAGTAAAATGGGCTGAAGCATGGATTTTATTATATCCAATCTTCACCCATTTTCTGCTACTTAGCGGTACATGTGTAATAAACTCAGGGAATTCTATCGTTAATTCACTTACTGCCATATTATTTTTATATCCACATTATACTAGGAACTATTTCCTTTTCTTCTTCTTTTACTTCTTCTACTAAAACAGGCGTGTAATTTTCTACCATCTGTCTTGTATAATTAATATTTAAAGCTTCTAAAGCTGGCGGACTTAACGTTACAGTGTGTAGATTAAAGTAATTACTTTCTCTTTGTCTAATTTTATCTTTATATGTATTATACACTATGTCTACCCATTCTTCTGTTAAAGCCTTTTTATCTATAAGAACTTCCATTATCTTATCCATATGTATAGACATATATCTACGATCAATATTTAAATAAGATACTACAGATTTAAAGTTTACATGGTTTTTAGTTCTATTGCTTTGAAAAATATGTCCGTATTTCTCAAATAGTATTAATAAGTATACAAGACTTTTTTTGTAATCACAATTAGCCATAATTTCCATAGCAAGAATCTGATTGTCTTCGTCAGAACTTACTACCATTGATCCTATTTGCTCAAACTGTTCCTTATTAATAGTTATAGCGTCATCTCCATTTAAAGATTCTATAAGACAAGCTTCATCCAAAATTTCTTTTCCTTGTATATTTTTGTAAATATCTGTATAAGGACTTTTTATAATATTTGAATAATGACTTCTTACACTATCACGGAACTTTTTTGAAAAAGCAGTAGTTATATAAGGGAACTCATCGTTTGACATATTTCTTCTAGTAAGATAGTCTACATAAACTATATCTTCCGTGTAAAACTCTAAAGCATCTTTTATATTTTTTTTATCATAGTCTTCTATTACTTCTGCAGATAAATTTAAATACTCTTTAAATATATCTAAAGGAATAGTATAACAGTATTTGCTTTCTACCATTTTCCAATAAGAAGACTTGTTGCCAAAAATATGAGAGGCTTTGTTAATGTCTTTAGTAGTACTAATGTTATGACTTAATACAAGATTTTTAAGTTTTACTCTAGGAACATTTACTCCTGGTAAAAAATAAAGAGTATTATGTACACCTAGATTATACTTTTTATCAGAAATTGTAAACTCTCCGCCTTGTTTATCTGCTGCAGTTACAAAATTAACTGTTGCGTCTACACGACCGTCAACAGTTAGATTAAATTCTAAATAATTTTTCATAATTTATTTTATAATAATGTTAGCAATTTTTGGATTCATCATAAGCTTACCAAACTTTTGTTTATTAGCGTTTACTACTTCTTTAACTATGAAGTATTTTAAATCGTCCGTAAAAGACGTACAATCAATAAACAACTCTTCAACTCTTTTCAGTATTTGTGCTGAAATAGGATTAGTTTTAGCAAAATTTACTAGATAATTAACAACTCTAGTAGAGACTACACTTGATATGTCTGCTCTAAATTCATCGTCTTCTCCAATCATACTTTTTAATGAACTAAATACGTACTTTGTGTCTTTAGTCATAATATCTTCAGGCGATATAATCCTGTCTAGCTTGTTATTAATAAACATTGTAAACATACTTGAGAAATCTAAGCCTACAGAACCTTCACCTACCATTTGTATCATAGGTAACTGCTCTTCAAACTTTTCTATAGAACTAATAGCATTAAAGAATGTAGTAATACTTCTAGGATTAACCTTTTGAGTTACTAATTCTGGATGCATAAGTAAAAAGTTTATACAACGATTGTCCATACTAACAGATTCTGCCCATTTTGCCCATACTTTCTCATCAAACTTTAGATCTACAGAAATAAAACGAGTTTGCTGTGCAACATCTAGACTAGTAACATTATAGTCACCATTGTCAGGATTAGTAGTAAGAATTACATGCCAGTTTTTAGGCAATTTCCAAGAAATATATTCTTGTCTGTCACATATTTCCATAACTGCTTGCATAAATCTGTGGTCAGCTCTTGTAAAGTCATCTAGTATTAGTATACCCCCGTCTTTCTTTCCTTGAACCCAAGCAGGTTTAGCGTGAGACATTCTTTTATCAACAACTTTGTAACCTTTCTCGTTAGCAAGACTTATTTCTTGTTCTGTTACCCACAGTACTTTGCCTTCAGAGTTTTTAACTTTAAATTCTTTAACAGGAAATCCTATTAAATCACCTAATTCTTCTAGTTGTGATAAGTTTAATTTTTCTACTTGTAACCCTAGTTCTTTACCAAGCTGCATAATAGAAGAGGTTTTACCTAGTCCTGCGTCACCTGATACATTTATTGTTACGGGAGTCAATCCTTTCTTTTGGATATGCTGATTATTAGTAATCATATGTTTTACGAAGTCTCCTAATTCTTCTACATTTAATTTAATTTGGCTCATTTTAATTTTTTTTTAAAGTTCTAGTTTAATGACTCTCCCTGGTAGAGAATCATTCATTTCGGATCTTTCTGATAAGACCCATAAAATATTCTTATTTGGTTTTAAATCGGTATATGCTTCACCGTCAGTAAAATAAATAAGGCTTGTAAATTTCGGATTCTCCATGTAATATTCTAACACGGGATCAAACTCTGTTCCGCCTCTTCCTGCAATTTCTAATTCAAACTTTCCTTTGTAATCAGTTATACTACGAATTTTAGTATCGCATTGAACAATCTCAATTTCTACACCTGACTTATAGATGTGATGTATTTCGTTCATAAACTCTTCTAACTCTTCGTTGTTTACTGACCCTGAAGTATCTATTGCTAGCAACATCTTTTGTCGCATCTTAACCTTCATTCCTGGATTATCTTCAAACCTAACGTTGTATTTTCTTCTTTGTTTTTTAGTAAAAATCTTAGTAGAAATTCCCGTAAATCTTCTGATAAATTTTCTCCAATTGAATTTAGCTTTCTTTACTTCTGAAAGTGTGATTATGTCTTCTATTTCTCCAGGAACAACTCCTCTTTTCTTTATAGTTTGTTCTTTAGCCTCTTTTAAGATTCTTTGTGTCTGACGTTCTATAAGACTTTTTTCTATCTCTGAAACATCTTCAAACTCTTCCCATCCTGAATGATCAGGACCCTGGCTATCTAGCATTTTATCAAACTCAGGAGAACCTGACGTACCATTGTTTTCTTTATCCTCTTTTGCTTTCCGCATCTTGTCGTAGTAATATCTACAACCTGCTTTACGTCTAAGATTTAGTTCAGGATAATTATCAATGTCTACACCTCCTTCAGGTAACCATGATTGCTTTATGTACTGATTTATTTCACAGTCCATAGCGATGTTTGCTAGCTTTCTATCTGAAAATTGAAAGAAAATTCCTAAGTGTTGAAATGCAATATGTAACAACTCATGCTTTAATAGGCCCATTTGTTTATCGGCATCTAACTCTTCCCAAAAAGTAGAGTTAATCATTAGCTGATAATTGATTCCTTGTTTACCTACGCATGCTGTTGGTATTTTGTCACTCCATAACTTATTTAACATAATTAAAAAGAACCCGTAATAGGGCTCTTGCAACATAAGACTTTTACTAGCCTTACTTAATGATTCTATTTTATTCATATAGCTATGTCATTAGTTGATTAAATATTTTTTTAGCTTCGTTTGCTCCTACTTTCTTTACTAAGTCACTGAAGTCTGTTACTCCAGGTAACTCAGGCATAAAGAAATAAGGAGTCTGATATCTTCTACTAAAATCTTCTGATAAACTTTTCCCTGCTTTATCATTATCAAACAAACATACTACTCTTTCAAACCTAGATTTGTATTCGTCCATAACAGAAACTTTCATATTGACAGATTCTGATTGTAGACCTACACTAGGTATTTTCATTACATCTCTTAAACTCATAACGTCTTTTAAAGACTTAGTGATTATAAGAGTCTTTCCTTTATTAGGAAGTTTTGTGTATCCTTGATGGACAGAGTAATTTGCGTTATTGATCCATTTAAACTTTTTGTTATATGGCTGATAAATTTTATAGGAAACAGCATTATCTTTTTTTTCTAGGTATGCATAAGCATACTTATCTACAGGTAAAGCATTACCATTATAAAAAACATAACTTATAGGTATTACATTAAAATGATTTAAAGTTTTCTTGCTAATTCCGAAAGCTTTCCAAAATCCAGCATCGTGTTTTTGCCACAATCTGCTTTTGATTCCTATTCTAATAGGCTTTCTTTGTATTACTTTTTTAGCAACTACTACTTTTTTCTTTTCTATGTCTACTGTTGTACCTGTCCCTTTTAGATCGTAGGCAATACGCCAAATAGCTTGCCCATAATTTAAATTAAATAATAGACTTACAAACTTTACAACATCGCCTGTATCTTTAGTGGCAAAGTCGTAAAACATTAATGTACCAGAACCATCTCTGTGGTAATAATAACCAAATGACGGTACATTGTCTTCTCTAAGTGGACTACATATGTTAATGTTTAATATTACAGGTTCCCCTGTGTAGAAAGAATAGATATCTTCCTGCTCTAAGCAGGAAAATAATTCTACTCTTGATAAGCTTTCGTTATAGATAATAGAGTTTAAATCTATTTTTCCCATAATAAAAAAAGAGGAGGATTTCTCCCCCTCTTATGTTTTTAGTGTTTACCAATCTGCTTCGTCATCTGCAACGACAGCGTTAACTTCTCCTCCAGTACTAACTGCATCTTCTACAAGACGAGTCATACCGTCTAAGTCACTTAGTTTAAGATTAGTAGCATCTGCAGGTACGCTCATAGATTCTACAAAAGGAACCCAGCTACGAATTTGAATGTATTTCTTACGGTAATCATTAGTACCGTAGTTAGCAAATACACGAACAGAACCTAAATTAGGTAATGCTCCTTTTAACATTTTCATAGACTCGTCTAACATAGCTTCTGCGCTATTTACAACAGGAAGTTGTGCATTAGGCCCTAGAGCACAGTGCAATAAATGTTTAAGAATTTTACCTTGTTTCTTAATTAATTGCTCTATACTTTGCCACTGAGTAGCCTTGTTAACATACCATAATGGTGTATTACAAGTTGCTCCGTTACTATCTGTAAAGATAATTTTATAGTCAGGAGCCATTTCTTTGTCTTCTGCTGATTTCTTTACTAAAGAAACTTTTACGTTTTCTACTGTTCCTGCGTTACCTCCGTTAAAAATAGCTACTCCTTGTGCAGGATTAAAGCTGTCGTCATTTAAATTAATGTTCATCTTTTGAATTAATTTTTAATAAATAAATAAATAAATAAAAGTAGGTTAAGCCTACCACTCATCTGTTACTGTTTCTTCAGACTCTTCTAGAGTATCTGAAACCATTATACTATTTTCTGAATCCTGCGTACTGCTTATTACAGGTTCCAGAAGAACAGGTTCTTCTTCTTCCTCTACTATAGGAATATTTAATTCTTCTTCTGTCTTGAGTTCGTGATACTCTTGATTGCCAGCAAAATCATCATCATTATTAGTAGTTTCTTCTGTTGTAGTATTTGCTACTTTAAAATAAGGTTCTCCTTCTACTGCCTCTATGTGCAAATAGTTTTCTACAGAAGTATCTAATTTTAATGTAAAAGCAATAAACTCATATGTCTTTTTATCAGAAAAAGAAAACGACTTATTAACTTTAAAGAACTTCATGCTCTCATTTTCTGTTAAAGAAGCTGCTAATACAATCTCATTTGTACCAGTATCTCTACCGAAAGTTACAAATGATTCGTTTCCATTTTCAGGTTTAACTAGTCCTAAGCTATCTACAGCAGCTTTGTTAAAACTAAGTTTACGGCCTGAACCTTTTCCTGCAAAAGCAGACATTGTTACTACAGGAGTCGTAAACTTCTCCATTTTTGTTGCACGTTGTGCGGGTACTCCCCAATCAATTCCCATCTTGTTTAAGTTTTAAGGGTTAATAAATACAAATTAATAATACTCGTTGATAGCCTTGTCTACGATATTTAAATCGTTTGCAATATGTTCTTCTTCAAACATATCTATAGGCGTTTTACAAGTGTCAGAACCATTAGTAGTTGTTCTAAATATGTGGTTGTTAGGTTCTCCTGGAGAACGTTTAACTTCACAATAAAGAACTATAGAACTAAAGCTCTCAGGTACAAATCTTTCAAGCTGCTTACCTTGTACAGCTACTCTTTCTACTCCAAATCCTGAATCATCATAATGTACTTCAGGATGTGCAAATAGATAAACATGTAAATCATCTCTAACTCTATCGTTAATGATGTTCATTAAGTCATACATACCGCCTGAAAATTTACCCCACTTTTCGAAACCTTTAGAAGCTCTAAATGTTTTACTCATAACATGGTCAGTCATAATTCTTGACCAAGTATCAATAACGAAGGTTTTAACTTCAGGTTTGTTTTTGTGGACATTTTTCAATGCTTCTATGACTTCATCTATATTAGATGATTTTTTATAATTACCTTTCTCTTCAGAATATTTGTCTTCAAACTTCTTAAAAGGCAAAGGTTTTTGATCCGTGTTCATAATAAATGTTTTACTCGGATCTAGATTTCTTAATGAGGTAGATTTCCCCATACCAGATTTACCTACGATAAATACTAATTTTCCCATACTTCTTGTTATTTTTTTTGGATAATAAATATACTGATTTTTTAACTATTTAGCAAGCATTTCGTGCTTGACTTTGACACTCTTTTTCTTCCGCTTTCCCCAGTATTTACCACGTAAATGGGGGAAATCTTCTTGAGTTTTTCTAGACGCTCTAGCTATAGAATCTACATAAGGAATCTTACGATTACTCATGTCTTTTAAGAACTGTTTTGCTGAAGTATCTACATCATAATGGATGTGTTTTAGATACTTGTAATACAGTAACTCATTAGAATCTCTACATCTAGGCGAGTTAGTTAATGTCAACTTAACCCAATCTTTAAAATCTGCTATCATACAATATTGTTTTTGTTTAAAATAGTTTCTAATAATTTAGGATTTGCTTTTATGTCAGATGCTTTTGGAAGCTCTTCAAATTTACCTACAGCTCCTTGAAAATGGAAACCCATAGATAAACTGTCCATACCGTCACGATTCTTTAATATGTGTCCTGAACGATAATTTCTCCTAAGAGGATAATTACCTTCTAATATAGGGTACCCTCTATGAGTACCTATACCATATCTAAAAGGATTAAATAATGCAACAACAGTGTTGGCGTCTTCTTGTGTAGCACCTGTGTCTTTAAAGTCAGACAGTTGAGGTTCTACTGAATCTTGTTT